ATGGCTATCAGCGACACTAAACTGCGTACCATTCATGGTAAACCATATTCCGGCCCACAAGAAGTGGCAGACGCTGACGGTCTCAGTGTACGCATTTCACCGAAGGGCGTGATTCAGTTCCAGTACCGGTATCGGTGGCAAGGTAAGGCGCAGCGACTTGGATTAGGACGATACCCCGCAATAGCACTCAAAGACGCCAGGCTGATCACTGCTGAGTTACGAAATCTGTATTTCAAAGGGGTCGACCCCCGAACTTATTTTGAAGAAAAATCAGAAAATCTGATGACGGTAGCGGAATGCCTGGATTACTGGTTTGATAACTATGTCCGCGTTAGCCTCAGGCCAAAGACGCAGGCACTTTATCAGTCCACTGTAATGAAGCGTATGTACAATGCGTTTCCACGGCGACCAGCTGCCTCAATCACCGTTAAACAGTGGGTAGAGCTGCTCACCGAAGAGGAAAGAGATAATCCGCGGCGAACGCGTCAGGTACTCAGCCAGTTGCGCTCAGCAATCAGCTGGTGCATGCGACGTCAGGTTATCGATAGTTGCGCGATTATGGGTATTCAGCCAAGGGACTTTGGTACGCGAGCTGACGTCGGAGATCGCGTTCTATCATACCATGAGCTTGCTCAAATTTGGCAGGCGATTGAAAGAAGCAGGGCATCAACTTCAAACAAACTGTTGCACCAGATGCTGATGCTATGGGGGGCCAGATTGTCGGAACTTCGCCTCGCCACACGGCTGGAGTTTGATTTAACAGAGAAGGTCTGGACCGTCCCAAAAGAGCACAGCAAAATGGGGAATATTATCCGCCGACCAATTTTTGAACAGATAGAACCTTTACTTGAAAGGGCGATGACGACCTATAAAGATATTCTTTTCCCTGGGGCGGAAATCCATGAACCTATCACCATTGCTGCTGCTAACAGGTTTGTTAACCGTATAAGGGGGGAAATGGATCTGGGCTACTGGCGCACCCATGACTTCCGAAGGACGTTGGTTACGAGGCTTTCTGAAATGGACGTTGAGCCTCATGTTACAGAAAGAATGCTCGGACATGAGCTGGGCGGCGTGATGGCAGTGTATAACAAACATGACTGGATTGAAGCTCAGCGTAAAGCCTATGAGCTTCACGCTGATAAGTTATTCTGGCATATCAGGAAGATTTCTGGTTGACGCCACCATTTTGAAGCCAGTGATTGAATGCCTCTCGAAGGTAGGCCTTCGGGTGCGTCTTTACTGGCTTCGGGAAATTATGCCGTTGCGTATAGTTCCAGATTGTTTGACGTGATGAGATACCCAGGATACTCATCACTTCTTTTTCAGGTATCAGACTTGAATCTGTCATCACTTCTCTCCAGTGGCCCCGTTCGGGGCCGTTGATATTTCGTTATCAGCTGTCACGGCGCCATGCGATCGGCAACGGTTCAGGTAAAATCCACAGGTGACGCATATTGGCAACGTTCACCACGTCGCGTTCCGCCGGGTAAATCTCGACCGCATCCCGATCCGCATAGCCAACGGCGTTTTTGATTTCCTGCAATGCGTCCCAGGTGATGCCATCCTTCCAGCGCCCGTTCATTCCCATACCGGTTGTGTTAACGCTCAGGCGGATCACGCCTTCCTCTTCCCTGAATTCCTGCACCAGAAAATATGAGTTGGCCCATACATGGGTGCGTTTCGGGTCGTGAAGCTTTTGCGGCCACTGCGCTTTCGGTACTTCTTTAAAATTACAGGTCATGATTTTCCCCTGAGTCCCATCACTGGGCTGGCCAGAGCCCGCAACCGGCGAGGTTTATCTATCGGTGTCGCGATGTAGCTGTGCTGACAGTTCCTGATCTCGACGCGAAGTTTGGTCCCGTCTACCCGGATCATGTAGTCCATGCTTTTGCCGGTTATACCGTAATCTCCGAAACGCTCGTAATGCTCCTGGAGCGCTGCGGCGCAAGCCTGTCGTGCCACGGGAGATTGTTTGCTGCCTCTGTTAATTAGTCTCATCGTTAACCGGGAGGGCGAACCCTCCCGCCTCCCTTAGCCGACATACTCAGGTTTCATATCCAGCAAATTGATGCTGAATTTCTCGTACAGTTCATCGCCTAGATGACGCTTTGCCGCCGTCAGGGTTTGCTCAGCCTTCGCAAACCGTTCAGCAGCTTCCGGTTCACCCGGCTGCGGCAGGGAGTTAATCGTCGCCTCGATTTTGTTGCGAGCGTTCACCCGGTGATAACGCTGTGTGGCTTTGTTCTTGAGTTCCGTGAACAGCGCTGAGCCCAGAGTTGCCTTGGCCTGGTTAATGTCTTCGCCCACGGCTTTCGCAGCGTCGATGTCTTCGGCGGCATCAATGCGATAACGAAATTCATCGGCGATAGCATCAATATTCACCGTGGATTCCCGCGCGCTGCTGGTGGTTGCGGCAGTGTCACTAGCGATTTCTTTCAGGTCCACGTGCTGCGGCGGCGGGTTAATCTCTTTCTCTGCGCGCGGCTCGACTTCATCCGGGCTGTAAACGCCCAGGATGACTTCCGGGCAGTACAGGCGCGCCCAGTACTTTACTGCGAGATAAGCGATCTGCTGCTTCGGTGCTGTCTTCCACAGTGGTGAGTTCCGGGTGGTAATATCAGACAGGTAGATTGGTTCGCCCCAGGTGATCTCCGCTTCACCGCGCAGGACTGCACCGACACGGATATAAAGGCCCAGTTCATCACGACCCTCTTTTTGGCCGGCGATCTTCTCCCAGTCTCCGCCGTACTCGTAATGGAATCGGCCCTGAATAGCGCTAGAGCTGGAAATCACCGCATTCACCAACTGCGCCTCGTAACCCAGCACGCCGTTTACCAGGTGCGTTTTCTGGGCGACTGCGTAAGGGTTCATGCCCCACTGCATGGCCTGCATGACAATCGCCATGCAGTCCGCAGGTTTCCCCGCCAGATGTTTGGGAACGGTTACGGCAGACTGGGCCATCAATTCGGCAAACTGGGTAAGCTGGCCCAGCGCCTGCACGTTGAATACTGCGTTGCTGGCAGAAATGGTGTTCGGAGCCTGCTCAGTCGTGATGATATTGGTATTTTGCATGGTCAAATCCTCCATTAAGCCAGGCGCAGCGCTTCAAGGCGGCGTTGGTCGAAATCGTTCAGTTCATCGGTGTAGTCAGCAGTGATCGGCGCTGGCCACTCGCCAGTATCAAAGCCGGTCGCGATAGCACGCATCGCCTTGCGGTACTCCAGCATGCCCAGTTCCAGCAGTTCGGCCGATGCCTCGATAATGGCGATCCAGTGGTAGTTCTCGTCTTTGTTGACAAAAATCCAGAAGAACTGGTCAAGCGCCGCCGTCTCGCAGTACATGGCTGCGCTCAGGTGGTAATCGCGGTCGATGATTTCCCGGTGCAACCTGGCGCGCAGACCTTCCTGCTTGACGTTCCACATGCTGATGGTTTTCAGGTCTGCGCCGATACGCACACCGTCAAGGTCGATTTCCAGATCCGGGCGTACACGTACTTCCAGCCCGGTCTCGTCGTCAAACCCGAAATAACTCACCTCAACAGCGCGGCTCGGGTGCGTCAGCAGCTTGCCGGCGGTAGGGTGAGCCAGAAGCGCTTTCTGAATGTTCAGCGCGGTGCTCAGTTGCTGGCGGGTGACCAGCACTTTGCCTTCCGGGTTCTCGCGCCACGCATCCAGCAGTTCGTCGGCGAACACGGCGCCCGGGTTAACAGACTTCACGGCCTGAATCAGGTCAGCTTTGGTGCCGGATACTTTTAGCGGCTGCGGCTTCTGCGCTTCCTGTGCCACCAGGTCAGGATTAACGATCGCCAGTTGTTCGAGCAACGCGTCACAACTGCCACTGGTTTTTACCGGAGCGGGCAGGGTGGCGTTGTACTCTTTGATACAGGCCTTCATTGCGACAGCGGTCTGCTTCTTGTCTGCCTCGATACGCTGGAACTCAGCTGGCAGAGTCATATAGCTCTGCGCTGTTTCTTCCAGGCTGCCACCCATCGGCACCTGCGCAGGCAGGGTGGCGTTGTGCTCTTCAAGCAGCGCTTTGATATCGTCTGCGCTTAGCAGCGCGGGGAGGCTGGCGTTATGCGCGTCGATAAACGTGCGCAGCGTTGCCGTGGTGGTGAATGCACCTTCCGGGATTTCAGGTTCAATACTGAATTCTGTGTGCAGGTTCTCCGGTTGCAGTGCCAGCGCATGCACCAGGTTACCCATATCCAGCACTTTGGACTGCTCGCGGGAAATGGTCTTTTCAACGTGGCGCGCATTGAAATACATCAGCGATACACGAGCATCTTTCACCATGGTTGAGCTGATACCGTTCGCGGCGTGGTAAACGTTATTCGGTAAACCTTCATAACGGCCTGGTTCGAAGAAAGCCGGATACTCAATAGCTTTTGGTTCAGTTTCTGGCGAAGATGGCTCGCTTTGTTGCTGATCCGGTTCAGACTGGGCCGGTTTAACAGTTTCCTGGTTCGTTTCCGGCTCAGTGTGGTTAGCCAGGCGTGGAGCGTTAGCCGCGAAAATACCGGCAGCGTTTACGGCATCTGCCTGCGAATGATCTTCATCAGCGCTTTCGCCTGTTGAAACCGGTGTACCAGCCGGGATTTCGTTACTGACAGCCGTTTCCATCTGCACATTTTCGGTAACCTCCAGTTCTTCGCGTAGGCCTTCGGCCATTTCCTGATAAGTGGCGTCGCCCATTACGGGGCCGTTGTCCGGATTAATCGGGGCGTTACCAGTCAGCCCTTCGATGGAGAACACTCCAGCGCCGAGGTTTTCAACTTTCGGCTGTGACGCTGCTTCGTCAACCCGGCGACGTGCCCCTTCTTCACGGACTCGCTGTAAGTTTTCTTCGTGAGTACAGAAAGATTTACGTGGCGTTTTATCCCATTTCGGATCCGCCGGGTCGCTGATGCCCTCAACATATTCTCCGCGGTCAGCCGCCAGTTGTTTATCCAGGGTTTCACGGCTGAATTGCGCAGCCTCTACAGTTTCAGCATCTGGCTTGTCGTGCTGGTGTTCTTTCAGGTTTGCGCTGATGTAGGTTTGCAGGCTGACCGGGAAATGATGGACGTTCTCGGCGGCGCCACGGATCAGTGCGAAAATAGCAGCGCGGGAATAGTCCAGGATGCCCGCTGTTTTGCGCAGTGCGGCAGACCATTCCTTAAACGGGCTTTCATGTTTCTGAACGATTTCTTTGGCGCGTCGATGTATGGCGCCCGGGATGTTGTAGATATCAAAATCCATCGGCAGCGTCGCGGCTGCGATCTCGTAATCAAGCGTATCCAGGGTATGCGTGTAGTCCTGGCTGCGATCGGTCACGATGCCGCCGCCAGCATTCGTGCCGGTGTCTGTGCGCTGAATGGCGGAAATGCGGTTACCTTTGGCCCATTCCTTCACAAGGAGCCCCTTGTCGACATACGCGGTTTCGCTCCAGGCTTTCAGGAACTGCAGCATAACGCCAAGCTCAGGCAATTTTTTATCCTGCGGGAACACTTCCCTGACCGCGTCGGTCAGTTTCCATAGGTCGTATTCCCTGACGTCTTTCAGGGAAGGGGTGTTTTCAGCGGCCAGGAGCAGGTTTTGTACGTACGAGTTATCCACGTCCATTTCCAGTGCAATAAGGGCATTTTTCTGCTCTGCCTGGATGTGGTAGGCGTATTCGCTTTCAGAGATAAACTGAGCGAGTAGACGCTGGCGGAATGGCAGGGTTGCCACGGTGATAAGCTCTGGAATTTCCGCATCATGCAATTTCTGAACAATGTCAGTTGCGGAGGCGGTGGTACTATTAATTTCAGGCCAGTCATGAACTATATCAGCCCACTCTTTAACGAGTTGGGAACGATCACCCGCTTCAGCTTCCACCCAGGCTGTAATAAATCCGTTGATGGCGCTTACTTCGTGGTTCTGCTCCAGTGGGAATAATTCTTTTACAGCCTGAATGAGTTTCCACTCAACATGTGCAGACAGTTCATCAATGCCTGGTACCTCCCGGCAGGCCTGCAGCAGATTCTGGATATAGATATTGCTTTCGTCCGCCTCAGCTGCGCCGATCTGTACGTGCACAGCTTCAATGATTTCTTTTTCTTCGGTGTCGTTAAGCAGGTGTGCAATCAGGCGCTGCGGCAGGCGCAGCCGTGCTACCGGGCGGAGCAGTGCAGGTGCGTCGGCAGCCGGCGCACTGGCATTACCGGTATCGTCTGCCAGCTGCGCGCGCTCGTCCTGGATATTTATTGAATCCGCGGCTTTTGATATTTGACTCCATGACTTCCCGTCTTCGCCGAGTTCGTAACGATCGCACCAGGTATCATCCAGAACGCGCTCGGCGGGCAGGTCGTCGACAACAAGCCAGTTTGTACGGACCGGCAGCTGGTAATCCGCGCCGCGACCGACTTCGATTTCGGCATCTTCCAGGATGTTCTCGATTTCACGCTGGGCGCGTGAGTCGGATTTTGCAGAGAACCAGCAAAACAGGTTTTTTGCTCCTGACTTCGCTTTTGCCTTAATGAGAAACGCATATGTGTTCATTGCGTCTGAGCTCCTTTGGGTTGTAAGATCCCCGGCGCTTGTAAGAGCCGCCTTCGGTTTAGGTGAAAAATTCCGGTATGCTTTGGTCGGTGTTACCGGACGTAAGGCCCGCTTCGGCGGGTTTTTGCGTTTATGGCTCGTGAGCCATCTGATCGTGCCCGGCGCACTGCCTGGAGCAGTAATGCCGTTCTTCGCGGGCAAGCATGTTGCCGCGCAGTAAAAGCAGGGTGCTTTTCATTTCATCGCCTGGCTGAAGGAGGCTTCTGCAGTAGGCGCATTTCGCACCGGTGGTTTCCTGACCGTGAATCATCGGATCCCCCCAGCCATTCAGTAAAACTTCCACAAGACAATCGTTAATACGTATGGCACCGCGCATGGTGCGCAGGTAAACGTATTTGCCGCGAACCGCTGACACATTCCAGGTGTGCCCGTCGTGCTTTGCCAGCATTCCCGGAACCACACACTGGCGAATGATGTGCATCGTGCCGTAGTGTTGATTAACCATCTCATCCTCTGCCCTTATCGCCAGGCTGGCGGAACGTTTGTAAACCTGCTGCGTGTTAATGACTCCACCTCATCCCGGTATTCATATACTCCGGGCCGCTACTTCGTGGGCGTCCTGCCTTGGTGGTCGTTACTGCGTTTTGATGAGTTGATATTAAGTCTCAGGCTTAATTATTGTCAAGCTTTTAGCTAAGTAGATTTTAAGTTTTAGGCTTAAACGTGATAGGAGATGTGAATTTCTGGCAAAAAAAATCCCAGCCAAAGGCCGGGATACGGGTTTTATAGTCAGATTTAATATTTCGAACTGGCGGGAGGGTTTCTAATTTCTAAGGCGTATTTTTGATACAGCTTAATCTTCGTGAAACTTAACGCGCCCCTTCATGTACTTCTCGTACAACTCATCAAGTTCTTTTAAACGTATAGCGAAAATCCTAAGCATGTTTTCTTGCTCTGCGCTTGGTAACTGGCGATAAAGCTCAAGCAATCTTTGCTCGTCCGGCTTCAACCCGTCTTTTTCACCTACATCCTCACCAAGAAGCCAAGGGACTGAAACGCCAGCAGCATCTGCGATCGCAAGCGCTGATTTCTTACTAATTACACCTTTTTTGAACCAGCCGTTAACGGATTGCGGAGTTACCTGCGCAACGCGAGCCATATCTGATTTTGTCATCCCACGCCCATTTAATTCATTGAGGCGCTCGACAAGTGTTGGGTTTAGAAGCGGTTTCTTTTCCATAACCAAGAGAATAAGCCTTTTGCTTAAACTTTAAAATTCGCCCCAGGCTTGACAATATATTAAGTCTAAGGCTTAATTTGTTGTAAGTTCAAACCGGAGACAATGATGAACGGATTAATTAAAGCAATTAAAACTGCTGGGAACGCTTCAAACCTAGCCGTCATGTTAGGTATCAAGCCCATGTCAGTGAGTCGCTGGAAGAATCGCTATAACGGTAACGTCCCCGCCGATCGAGTGCTGCAAATCTACGGCGTAACTGGCGTCACTCCACATGAGCTACGACCCGACTTATACCCCAACCCAACCGATGGTCTTCCGAAACAGGAGTAACCATGCAAACACTTCAATTTCAACAGAGTACCGGAACAATGCCGGGGGCGATGATAAATCGCTCTCAGCCGAAACCGGAGTATACGCACCAGCAGATCCGTTGCGCTGTTCGTGCCTGGGCGGCTGCAATCGATAACCAGGACGTGGTGGCCGGGCTGATTGTTGAGGAATATCAACTCAGCGGTGGCAGCCTGGATTTCCCGACCGAAATAAACCGCCAGCGTCAAAAGCTCTTTCGCTGGCTGGACGGTGATACCGATTACGCACATGCAAATATCCGCGAGTTAACTCCGGCAATTCTTAACGTACTCCCGCTCGAGTTCCGCAGCCGGCTTATCCCACAGGAAGACATCCTTTCGCGCGTCGCGACGGCGATGAAAGAGTGTGCGGAAGCCAAGCAGGCCGTGCTGATGAAAGCGCCTGAACATCAGAAGCTGAAAGAGGTAAGTGAGGGGATCGCGTCGTTGTTTCGTCTGATGCCCGAGCAGGTCGGTCCGTTGATGACAATGGTCATGTCGATGCTGGGCGTCATGTAACAGGGGCCGCTTATGAACCACGAACAGTTCATTAAGAAACACGTCTGTGAAGAGCTGATTAAGCAGGGCTTTCCAGTTCCGGTCGCTCAGGGGGGGGCATTACAGGCTGTGGACTTATACCGGCGCATGTCTCAGGCAAGCCGTAAGGGGAAAATTTTCGATGATGTTTTACGACACGCGAAGTTGTGGGCAGAGAAACAAACAACCTCAGCCGACAGGTTCGAAGAAAAGCGCGTCAAGCGCACCGAACAGCGTGGACTGTTCTGAAAGGGTGAAGACCGTGCTGGTGGAACAGCAACGGCCTTCGGGTGCAATAACTGGATGCAATTGCGAGGTCAGTATGACTGGACAAACCGAAAATTTCAACGAGGTGCGCTATGGGTAATTTAGCGCGTCTTTCCGTAGTACCAATCAGACCTGAATTGCAGGTGGTGGAGATGCGTGTGGCCGATACAGACGATGGATTCACACGTCTGGCGAACGAGCTGTACGAGGAGCTTATTGGGGCCAACCTGACGAAAAATCAGGCCAAGGTTGCTCATGCTGTTTGCCGAAAGACCTATGGGTTCAACAAAAAAATGGACCGCATTGCTGACACCCAGCTAGCTCAGTTAACCAGGCTGCCCCGGCAGAAAGTTAACGCTGTAAAAAAAGAGCTGCTGAGCATGCACGTCCTGATATCTGATGGTTCATTAATTGGGCCGAATAAAAACCTTAACGAGTGGAAAATCCCTCCCGCTAAAAGCGGACCCGTGAGTCACCACGGTAGTGACAAAAATTGTCACCATGGTAGTGACAGTCACCATGATGATGACACTGTCACCACGGTAGTGACAAAAAATGTCACCACGGTAGTGACAAGCCTGTCACCACAATGGGGACACACAAAAGACACTATTACAAAAGACAATAAAGACAATATTAATAAACCCCCTAAATCCCCCAGGACAGGAAGATCTGATTTCAATCCAGAAACCGCTCCTGTCCCGGAATGGCTTTCGCGTGAAACCTGGTCTTCATGGGTCGCCTATCGTCGCGATCTGAAAAAGCCCATCAAGTCGATGCAGACCGTTACGCAAGCTATCAACCTGCTGGGCCGCTGTATCGCCAAAGGATATAGCCCCGAAGAAATAATCAACCGGAGCATAGCCAACGGCTGGCAGGGGTTGTTCGAACCTGAGCAGTCAAAAAACACTGCGACGTCGCGCTATCAGTCGCAGGCCCTTTCGGTACCGCAACCTGATAACACGATTCCGGACGGATTCACGGGGTGATCATGAAAACCAGCAGCGAATTAATCGGACGCCTGCAGCGGCTCATGCCGGCGGGTATCAAACCCAAGTTCACCAGCGCTGAAGAACTTATGGCCTGGCAGCAGGAAGAGGGCCGCAAGCATTGCGCTGAGGTGGAGAAACTCAACCAGAAAGCGCGTGCAGACCGCATTTTCGGGCGATCGGGTATTCAGGACTTGCACCGTAGCTGCACGTTCAAAAACTACCAGGTGAGCGGCGAGGGGCAGCAACTTGCGCTGACGATGGCGAAACGCTACGCGCAGAACTTCGGTACCGGATTTGGCAGCTTCGTGTTCAGCGGCGGCTGCGGTACCGGGAAAAACCATCTGGCGGCAGCGATCGGAAATCATCTGCTCGGGCGTGGCGCCACGGTGCTGATTGTAACCATCCCCGACCTCATGTTGCGCGTTCGCGCCTGCTACGACGAGGGCGAATCAGAATCCGCGTTACTGGATGACCTGTGCCGCGTGGACCTGCTGGTTCTCGATGAGGTGGGTGTACAGCGCGAGACGCGCGGCGAGTTCGTCATCCTGAACCAGATTATCGATCGCCGCCTGGCAGCCCTGAAACCTGTCGGTGTGCTGACCAACCTGAATCACCCTCAACTGACCGCCGTACTGGGCGAGAGAGTGATGGACCGCCTGCAGATGGATGGCGGTGTCTGGGTGAACTTCAACTGGGCCAGTTACCGTAAAAACGTCAGCCACCTGCGTGTGGTGAAGTGAGGAAATCATGACAACGAATTTTGTTAACGACGTGATCAGCTTCCTGACTAACCGGGAAGGAAACCTGCATGAAATCGCCGCGGCTATCGGCATGGACCCAAACCGGACCTCAACGCTGCTGGGTGGCCTGTTGCGTAGCGGTACCGTCGCTCGCTCCGGGCGCATGCGGAAATACGTTTACAGACTGGCGCCTGATTACCGTACCCCTGAGCAAATTTACCAAGAGCGGCTTAGCACAGTCCTGGCTGCACTGCACGAACGCCAGCGCCTGAGTTTTGGTGAGGTGAAAACGCTCATCGATGAATCATCCTGTCTTACCCGTTCCTTCCTCGAGCAAGCCGTAAAACGAGGTGAGTTTATCAAGCAGGGTAAACAGGGTTATTTCCTGACGTTTCAGGATTACGAAACGTACCTGGAAGCACTGGCTGAGCGCCGTAAGGCAAAGCGTACAGCTGACTGTGCCGCCCGCCGCGCAGCGCGGAAATCTCAGGTCAAGCCAGCGGAGCCGGAAAGACCGGCGGAGCCAGTTAACGCAATTACAGATAAATGCCGCCAGAACTGGCAGGGTTATCATATCCATAAAATTTTCGGGAGCGCCCGCGCATGAAAGACATGACGAATGAGCAGTTAATTCGCGCCACCTACGTGGTCGCTAAGTACGAAAATCCGAAGACGGCACAACTGCTGACTGAACTGGCGGGGCGGCTGGACTGCGCGCTGGCAGCGACGCGTACGGCTTGCCGGGAACGTGACGCCGCTGTCAGAGCCGAAATTGAGTGGGAGACGGCCATGCGTCAGGCTGTTGGCGAAGACGGCGTTGATGACGTGGTTGTGGTTATTGAGTCGCTGAAGTCGGCTGCTTTAAAACACATCAAAGGAGATGCGGCGTGAACTGGAAACATGATGCGTTAGCCCACGATCTTGCAGAACATCTGCGCCAGAACACTGCGCGGATTGTATGGGAAGATATGCAGCTCGGTCCGAGCGGTACAGCTCGCCCGGATGTTTACGCGATCCCATGCTCATTCAGCAAATTTTGCCCTGTCGTGTACGAAATTAAGGTCAGCGTTTCCGACTTCCGCGCCGACGTCACTGCCGGGAAATACACGAAATATTTTGCGTACGCCAGCGCGGTAGTCTTTGCCGTTCCCGAGGGAATGCTGAAAAAGTCTGATATCCCGGAGGGCTGCGGGCTGATGGTTCGTAAAAAAAGCGGATGGCATACCCTGAAAGGCCCGACCATGCGATCCATTGACAACCTTCCGCGCGACGCCTGGATAAAACTGGTTATTGACGGAATCCGCCGTGAAACCGAGCGTACCCGACTTATGATGCGCAGCGCTCCGGTTTATGTTGATGAAAGACGGCTGGCGCAGCGACATGGCGACGAGATTGCCAGACTGGTATCGCAGGCTTACAACGCAAAAGCTCGCCTCGAATCGGCTATTCAGAATCAGGAAAAGCGCCGTGTAGAAGTTTTCCAGCAGACAGAGCAGGAGGCTCGCTGGCAACGCGAGCAGATAGAGCGACAGGCTGAAAGCCTGAACCGGGCGCAACGCGAACTGGCTGATGTTCTCGGGCTGCCTGAAAACGCGACAGTTAATCACCTTACCCGGGCAATAAATTCAGCCGCCTATCGACTCGCTCAGGATGCCGAGGTTATACGTCTGCGTGGATTGTTCAGCAGGCTGGAAGATTTGCTGGTCAGCGCCAACCAGAAGCTGCCGGGTGAGTCAGCTAAGGTGGGTGCGGCATGACTGAGCAAGTCATCCTTGATATGTGCTGCGGCTCACGCATGTTCTGGCTCGACAAAGCCGACCCGCGTGCCGTTTTCTGCGATATTCGCGCCGAAGAGCATGTACTGTGCGATGAGCGCCGCCTGGTTATTAGCCCCGATGTTATTGCTGATTTCCGCGTGTTGCCGTTCGCCGACGCTACGTTTCCGGTGGTGGTGTTCGATCCGCCGCATCTTGAACGTGCTGGCCCGAACGGCTGGCAGGGCAAAAAGTACGGGAAGCTTAACCGTGATACCTGGCGCGAGGATTTGCGCGCCGGTTTCAGGGAGGCTTTCCGCGTTCTGAAACCCAACGGGGTGTTGATTTTCAAATGGAACGAGACGCAAATCCCGTTGAGCCAGGTCGTGTCGCTCACTGACGAGAAACCGGCTGTCTGGCAGAAGACCGGAAAAAACGACAAAACGCACTGGCTAATTTTCGTCAAGAGCGGTGCTGGTACCATAAGCAGCGAGCCTGACCGCTTAATGTGGTACGCCACAAAACGCATCGTAGAGCTGGAAAGCCAGCTGCTGGTGGATGTGCCGGAAACCGTCTGGCCCGCTGAAGTCGGCATGGTCTTTTCTCAGATTGAAGTCGCCGGGGATCTCCCGGCGCACCACCAGCGTCGCCTGAAACATCACATCAACCGCATGTGGCTGGAAAAAATGCCGGTACCGGCGATCGTCACTGCTGCCCGTTCGCTGGCCGCTGCCATGGAGAAATATGCGTGAGAGAAATCATCGTTGATAATTTTGCCGGAGGCGGCGGGGCGTCTACCGGTATTGAGCTGGCGACTGGCCGCAGTGTGGATATTGCCATCAACCACGACGAGAACGCCGTCGCGATGCACACCACGAACCACCCGGATACGTTGCACTATTGCGAATCGGTGTTTGATGTAAACCCAATGGCGGCGACGGCAGGCCGCCCGGTGGGGCTGGCATGGTTTAGCCCGGATTGCCGCCACTTCTCGAAGGCCAAGGGCTCAAAGCCAGTTGAGAAAGAAATTCGCGGTCTGGCGTGGATCGTTATTCGCTGGGCGCTGGCGGTGCGGCCACGCGTGATGATGCTGGAGAACGTCGAAGAGTTTAAAACGTGGGGACCACTCCTGGCGGCAGAGATGCGCCCAGATCCGGCCCGCGCTGGGGAAACATTTGAGGCGTTCTGCGGGATGCTGTCCGGTGGTATACCTGCCGGGCATCCTGCGCTGGCAGAGTGCTGCGAGTTCCTGGGTATTGCCGTAGATGGCGAACAGGCGCAACAGCTGGTGGCCGGGCTCGGATATGCTGTTGATCACCGCGAGCTGCGGGCGTGTGACTTTGGCGCGCCGACAATCAGAAAGCGCTTTTTTATGGTGATGCGGTGCGACGGCGTGTCGGTGACCTGGCCGGAGCCGACACACGGCGATCCTAAATCGCCAGCAGTGCAGAACGGTAAGCTTAAAGCCTGGCGGACGGCGGCGGAGTGTATCGACTGGTCAATCCCGGCGCCGTCGATTTTTGACCGCAAAAAGCCGCTGGCCGAGAACACGCTCAAACGCATTGCCCGAGGCATTCAGCGGTTCGTGATCGACAATGCGTCGCCGTTTATCGTGAAGTGCAATCACACCAGCACCCGTACCAGTTACGACTGCTTCCGAGGACAGGCGCTGGCGGATCCGCTACAGACCATTACCAAAACCCACGGCTATGCTGTCGCGGTACCGCACCTGACAAAATTCCGTACCGGCGCGACCGGGCAGGTTGTCACCGAGCCGGTGCCAACGGTTACCGCCGGTACGTCAAAGCGTCCGGGCGGAAACGGGCATGCGCTGGGCGTGGTGGAAGCCGCACTTACCCCGTTCCTGGCGGGTAATGGTGGCAGCGAATATCAGGCCAAACCACGCCCGCTGGATAAACCCGCGCATACCATCCTGAAAGAGTCACGGTCATGCGTCGTTGCGCCAGTGATTGCCCGCCAGTTCGGTGCCAGCGTGGGCCACCGGGCCGACGAGCCGAGCGCGACTATCACGGCAGGCGGCGGCGGTAAATCGCAGCTGGTGACCCCGACGCTCATTCAGATGGGATATGGCGAGCGCCCAGGGCAGGAACCGCGCGTGCTGCAACTGGACAACCCACTGGGTACCGTTACCGCCGACGGCAATAAATTTGCCACTGTAAGCGCGTTCCTGGCGAAACACTACGGCGGCAATTATTCCGGGCCCGGCGCCGCTATGAATGAGCCAGCGCATACGGTCACTACCACGGATCACCATGGTCTGGTCACATCCCATCTGGTGAAGTTACGCGGCACGTGCCGGGACGGGCAGCGCACAGACGAACCTACGCCAACGGTCACTGCTGGTGGCCAGCACGTAGGGGAGGTGAAAACCACACTGGCAGCAGAAGGGTATGACGAGCAGCGCGCGGCGCAGGTGCTGGCGTTCCTGCGGGAATACTGCGGTGAGGATTGCGACGGACTGGTAACAGTGGATGGCATCGTTTACCGCATCGTTGATATTGGTATGCGCATGTTGCAACCGCACGAGCTGTACCGCGCCCAGGGCTTCCCGGAGTGGTATATCATTGACCGTGACTATCGCGGCGTGAAGTACGCCAAAGATAAGCAGGTGGCGCGCTGCGGCAATGCGGTACCGCCGCCGTTCGCTGAGGCACTTGTTAGGGCTAACTTGCCGGAGATGTGTAGAGCGAAATATCTTGCTGCATAATTAAAATTGCTGGTCATACCACGGCGTTTTTGGTGATAAAAACTACAATTATTGTTGCCAAAAATGACTGAGGGGCTGATATGAAAGCAAAATATAAAGTTATTTATTATATCGATAGCAAACGGCATGAGTTCGATACGTTTGTTTTACGAGACGACAAGATTGATGAAGCCGATCTTTATTCTCAAATAATGCCTAAGGTAGAGGAGCACTATAAGGACACATATGGTGTTAATTCATTTGCAGTGCGAAAGGGATTCAGTGACATCACTTTCGACTATTTAGGCCCGAGTTAAACACGATAGCTCTCTGCTGCATGCATACTACTAATGTTAAGCCACGTTGTACCGTGGCTTTTTTATTCAATGGCTTACAACAACTTAACTTTTCAAACCTGTGTCGCAATTTGTGCGCTTATCGAGTTGATCATTCTCCCGTATGGGTGTACTGTTTATTTATACAGTATTTTTATGAGAGGGATGATCATGAAGGTTGAAGTCACTATCGAACGTACAAAAAAACTGCCTGATGGCGCGATCCCGGCGCTGGAAAAAGAACTTTTAAAACGATTAAACAAGCGCTACGAAGGGTGCAAGCTGACCATTCGTCGGGCACAAAATGACGGGCTCAATGTTATCGGTGGCGATAAAGACGAAATCGCAAATATTCTGCAGGAAACCTGGGAAAGTGCGGACGAGTGGTTCTACTGATTGAACGTTGAACTATTTCCTGAAGCTGAACAGGGGGATGCTGTGAGAGAATGTGTTTCAAAATCATCTGAGCCTGACTGGTATGACGTTGTCAGAAGGGCGGATGGCGCGGTGCTATGTAGTTTTCCAGGAGGTGATCGTTTTCTTGTTTATAAAAGTGGAGGGCTTATTTCTATGCGACCTTTACTTGATGAGGAAATTATTTTCACGCCAACCGCGGTTGTGCAGTTTCTCACTGATCTCGGCTACCGCATCCAAAGACCATCTGATAATATGATCTCATCGGTCTGAACAGCCGGTAAACCTGCTGCGCCACGGAGTGAACACCATGGCGCACTTGCAATTAATCAAGCAATCATCAGGAATCCTGATCCCGGCTACGCCCGAGACCAGCGACTTTTTGCATTCAAAATGCAAGCTCGGAGCCGTACTCGAAGCCGAGTTTCGCCAGCTACGTAACCCGGCATTTCACCGTAAGTTTTTCGCTCTGCTTAATCTTGGTTTCGAGTACTGGGAACCGACCGGCGGCGCGATATCTTCCAACGAAAGCAGGCTGGTTAACGGTTACGCCAGATACCTTGCCGCCTATGGCGGGAACGAAAGCGCGCTGATGGATGCCGCTGAGCAATATCTGGAACAGGTGGCCAGTCGCCGCATAACTAACGGCATCAGCCTCTGCAAATCCTTCGATGCGTATCGCGCCTGGGTAACAATCGAGGCCGGACATTTCGACACCATTCAGCTTCCTGACGGCACCCTGCGTAAGCATCCCCGCAGCATTTCATTTGCAAGCATGGACGAAACCGAGTTCCAGCAGCTCTACCGTGCCGCGCTGGATGTGCTTTGGCGTTGGATATTATCCCGCGTGTTTCGCGACCAGCGTGAGGCCGAGAACGCCGCCGCGCAGCTGATGAATTTTGCGGGGTGAATATGGCAAAAAAACCTCGTCGAAAATGCATCCACTGCAGGGAGTGGTTTCACCCGGTACGTGATGGGCAGGTTGTTTGCTGCTACGAATGCGCAAGCGCTGTAGGCAAAGAGCAGACCGCAAAGAACCAGGCCGACGCTATGCGTGCTGAGAAGAAGCGCCAGCGCGAAGAGGAGAAAGAGCAGCGGGCACGCCAGGCGGAACGGCGACTGGCAGTTAAGCCGCTCAGCTATTTCATCAAACAGGCCCAGCAGGCTTTTAACGAATTCATCCGGTACCGCGATCGACATCTCCCTTGTATCAGCTGCGGGCGGCATCACGACGGGCAATATCATGCCGGGCATTTCCGCACGACCGGCGCGAATCCGGAGCTGCGCTTTGACGAAGACAACTGCCATAAGCAGTGTTCGGTCTGTAATAACCACCTCTCCGGCAACCTGACTGCCTACCGTCCAGCGCTAATCGTCAAAATCGGCCAGGCCCGCTTTGATGCCCTGATGGGCCCGCACAAATTACCGAAGTGGGGGCGTGACGACTACATCCGGATCCGCGATGAGTACCGAGCAAAACTCAAAGTACTAAAACAGCAGGAGGCCGCATGACTACCGAAAATTATTACCAGATTGGCTGGGCCGCCCTGCTGGCCATCGGGTACGTCCTGGACTGGTTCGAAACAAGAGAGGGAAAACGGTGAACAAAGAAAATTGCAAAACAGATGTTATCCGCCTCCGCTGGCAACGTCTGCGTATTTACCGCTTTCGCGGATCGGTTGTGACGGATTACCGCATATTGAGAAATTACATTAAAACATCAATGAGGATTGCCGGATGAACCTGGAATCATTACCAAAGTACTATTCGCCTAAATCCCCAAAGCTGAATGATGAAACTCCAGCTACTGGTGGTGATGCACTATCCATTACCGATGTTATGGCTGCCCAGGGCATGGTGCAGGCCGAAGCCCCGTTAGGGTTTAACCTGTTCCTGGCGAAGATGGGCATTCAGGATCCGCAATCAGCTATCGAAGGGCTAATGAATTACGCGCTGGCGTTAAAAAACCCGGTATTGAATAAGCTAAGCGACGCCGCGCGCGCCGAAATGGCTCGCTGCCTGGCCCAGTTCGCATATAGCGACTATGCCCGCTCAGCGGCCAGCAGCTGCGAGTGCGACCACTGCAACGGGAAGGGAGTGATTCGCATTATGCGTGAAGTGGTCAAGCACCCTGGAGTGAAAGGTATTGAAGCGACAGTACGCAGGGAAGAGGTTGAAGAGCTTTGTAAGCACTGCGCAGGTAAGGGCAAGATTAGCACCGCATGCCGCGACTGTTCAGGGCGTGGAACGGCAATCGATAAAAAGCGGAGCCTTTTACACGGGGTGCCGGTTCAGAAAATATGCGATCGCTGCAATGGTAAAGGCTACAGTCGACTCCCGACCACCCTGGCGCGCGCCCGGGTAGCTCGTCTGGTACCGGATATGACCGATTACCAGTGGTACAGCGGGTACGCCGATGTGATCAATAAGCTGGTATCGAAATGCTGGCAAGAAGAAACCTACGCTGAGCTAAAATTGAGAGAAGTCACACGATAGCAACATATTTAACGAAAATGGGGGCATGATGCTTGTCATTTTCAAAAATTATGGGTAGTATTTTCCCAACGATGGGCATTGTATGTTCAACGTTTAAAACCTGCCATAGAGCGGGTTTTTTTATGCTTGCAATTTCCCCACGTATGGTGTTAGTAGAGCACTTTTTGCTATCAATAATCTTTAATTCATGTTGATAACTTCAATTTTGTACGTATAATGCCGCGCCATCGAAGAATGATTTCGAAACTAATTTGATAAAAAAAGTAGAGCTAAACCCCTTGTGCGCTATCCTTTCTTTCGGTAGTTTGGATTTGTAGGACGCACAAAGCCCTGCTAAGGATTTTAACTTGAACAAAATTCAGCCTGCTGTGGTTTATACAATGACTTTCCTCATCATCCCCGCTTGGGGGTTTTGGCTGCTTTCGCTCATTAAATAATCAAACGCACTCACGCTTCCTCTTTTTTAAAGCTTTCCTAATCCTTATCCAGTTAAAATCCCTTTGGTTCTGACGATGCGGCCGCACGTTAGGTTTAATTAACTGGCATAAGGTATAACTCTATAAGTTCTTCAAGTGATACTGCTTCTGGTGTAAAGGTGTGGATTCTCACGGGAATGGTGGCTTTAACCATTGGGATTGTAAGTTTTTTCGCAGTCCGACTCGTTGACACTATCGACTCGACTGAGGCTAGTGTGAATACCATCAAAGAAGTTCAGGCCCGGCAGGAAGAAAGGATCACTGGTCTTCAGCGTGACCGTGATAACGCCGAGAAAGAGATTGAAAAGTTGAAAGACAAAGTAGATCGCCTGAAGGATGAAAACGCTGATTTAAAGGGCAAGCTGAAAGTATCCAGCTCACTCGATACCTCAAAGCTGCCTAAGGGCGGCTTTTTTTGTACCTATAGTTCTATTAGGCTCACTTTATGAGCCGAACGTCCTTGGTATTCGGCTCATGCCTTATACCAGCGCCACAACAGCGGAATGGCATCCGCATCAGGGCCCACTTCGGTGGGCCTTTTTTATTTCCCCTCATACGAGAGGACTCACCACTAACGAGGGGGCGTAATGTCCGAACCTTTTTCCGGTACCGCAGCCGCCGGCAGTGCGCTGACTGGTGCCAGCATTTATGGACTACTCACCGGCACTGATTACGGCGTGGTGTTCGGCGCATTTGCCGGGGCCGTGTTCTACGTGGCCACCGCTGCCGACCTGACGATTTTCCGCCGTTCCGCGTATTTCGTAGTGTCGTATTTTGCTGGCGTGTATGGCTCCGGGCTTGTGGGTTCGTGGCTGGCGAGCATAACCGGCTATGCCGATAAACCGCTTGATGCGCTCGGCGCTGTGATTTTATCTGCCGTCGCAATCAAGACACTGACGTTTTTCAGTGAACAGGACCCGCTAAAGCTGCTCGCACGCTGGAGAGGGGGAACCAATGGTAACTAACGATCCGCTGGTGGTGACCAACGTGGTGGCCTGTGCCGCCATTGTTTTGCGCCTGATGATGTTCCGTAAGCCTGGCGGGCGGCATAACCCGTGGGCGTCATGGCTCGCTTACCTGATTATCCTGGCGTATGCATCGGTGCCGTTCCGGTACCTGTTTGACTCCTACCTGCATACCCACTGGGCAACTGTCGCCATCAACTTAATCATCTGCGCTGCCGTGTTCCGCGCCCGGGGCAACGTCGCGCGGCTCTTCCATGTACTGAGGCCGGAATGAACCAATCACAATTTCAGCAGGCGGCTGGTATAAGCGCCGGATTAGCTGCGCGCTGGTTTCCGCACATTGATGCTGCCATGAAAGAATTCGGTATCACCGCACCGACTGACCAGGCGATGTTTATCGCGCAGACCGGGCATGAATCTGTTGGCTTCACCCGGCTGGTGGAGAGTATGAATTACAGCGTGGCGGGCCTCGCGAGTTTTGTTCGTGCCGGTCGGCTTACTCAGGACCAGGCAAATGCGCTGGGCCGCCGCTCATATGAAAAGGTGTTACCGCTGGAACGTCAGCGCGCCATTGCCAATCTGGTTTACAGCAAACGCCTGGGCAACAAAGCGGCGGGCGACG